CTCCTGCTCCACGCCCACCGCCCTCTTCTTTACCCTCATCATTCCAGGGATCTCCCAGATCAACAGGAAAATCACTAATAATCACCGGGGGTGGGGGTGGGGGTGGGGGAGTTCCTGGTGGTGGTTTTGGCTCAAATTTTACCGATACCTTCCTTAATTCATTAATGTCTATTTTCATCAAAGTTTATTTTATTGATATAACCTTTCTTCCTGATTCTTTTTCTATCTGGGCTATGGCATCAGCTTCAGAATATGTATCAAGCATTGCTTCACCAGTGCTTCCGTCAATTGATGTTATTCTTCCAAATCCGCCTCCTTTAATTTTCACAAAATCTCCAATTTTAGCGATAGGCCCTCCAGAAATTCCTGAATTCCCGGATTTTTTCTTAGAAGAAGAACCAGTAAATTCTGGGGGAGTTACTCCTTCATAATTCCAACCTTCCTCAGGGGGAAGCTGAACGTTATTTTCAATTATGTGATCATATATTTTTTCTGCTGACCACCCCTTATATTCGGGTTTTCCATATGGATTATCTTTGGTAGCAGGTCTGGTATTTAAACAGCCAGGAGGCATTTTACCTAAGCCATTCAAAAACTGTTTAGCCTTTCTTACCTCAGGGCTTTGAGGATCGCCAGAAGGAATGCTAAAACTTTCTGGATCTATTAATTGATTTAAAGCATAATCAGTAGCAGCGTTCCACGCTGTAGGATTTGCTTGCCTTCTAATGAAATGGAAGAGAGCACAATGCATGATTTCGTGGCAGATTACCCACCTAATTTCTTCGTCGCTTTGTTTTAATACAAAATTAGGATCATAGTATATTTTCATACCATCAGTAGCCATAGTTTTGTATTGAAGATTAAGATCCTCAATAAACTCAAGTGTCAAAGAAAACTTTCCAAAAAACTCATTAGAAGTTGCTATGAGTCTGATTTTGCAATCCACTATTTTATCATGAGCAGCTTTGCTTTTATCTGAATTTTCAAAAAGAGGTACTTTACTGTTTTGAAGATTTGAGAGATTTCCCATTAATTTTTATTTTATATATCCAAATATAAAACAAACAAAGAGAAAAAAATAATGCGGGTATTCTTATCTGGACGATTCGTAGCATCGATGTAATTCCTCCCAGAGAGAAGAGAGAGCTTTCGGAACGTGCTTTTTAAATTGCATGTAATCTTTATCTTCTAAGGTCTTCATCACTTCCCTTGAAATCACCCATTCTGGCGAGGTTTGAATTTGAAAATCTTGGGGTAATTTCTTTCTCTTTTTCAAGGTACGGCTTTGTACCAAATAATTGTCTAGCTTTTTAGACCCCACAGTCAAGCTTTTGGGATTGCATTTATTTTTGATCTTTTCAATGGAAGTAGAAAGAAGATTGTCAGGAACATAATTTACTGAATGAATTAGATCAGACATTTCACCAGAAATTATCTTCATCATTTTATCCATTATTTCCCTGTTAATAAAGCTTTTTGAATTATTAACTACCATCAAAGCAACTGGATTTCCATTTACCTGATTTGCTTTCTTGATCATTTTAAGATGGCCGTTATTAAATGGCTGGAATTTACCAATAATTATATTTACATCCTGAGCATCAGGATCAATAGCAGGATCCGAAATAGGATCAGTTTGTCCTAAAGCAGCTTGCATCTTAAAAGCAATTTCTGGATCTATTTCTTTTACCACAATCTCTTCGGAATCTTCTTTAGGCTCCTCTTCAATATCTTCGGGTTCTTCCTGTGGCTCCTCTATCGGCTTTTCTATGATTTCATCCTCCGGATCTTCAATCACATCTTCCTCATCATCCTCTTGCTCTTCATCAGGAACGAAAGATCTTTTAACTTTCCTAAACTCATCAAATGTTGGGATTAAGGATTCAACTACTGCAGGATTTCTGTTAAGATAGTCTGAGATTTCTCTGACTAATAAATTAAATTGCTCTATAACTCCAGTGGTAAAGAATCCGCCAGATTTCTTTTTAATCTTTCTAAAGGCTGATAAGATTAGTTTGAAAAGGGATGCATAGCTTTCGTCCTGAGAAACCAATTCTTTAGTTTGATCGTTATTGATTAAATCCAAATTAGACTCAAACCCGTCTTGCTTTAAAAATTCAGGTTCTTGAAAATCTAGCCCTAAATATTTTTCCCCATTATCTTCTATGAATGAATTAAAAACTGACGAGATGAAAGAAATGTATCGGTCTTGTGGATCGTCCCCAGTAAATTCAAAGCTCTCTATTCCTTTATCTAAAATATAGTTCATTACTTCTAGAAGAGTTATTCCGTAGATGTCGCTTGGGAAATAGCTGGCTTTTTTAACGTTGTTCTGTCTGGTGATATCTTCGAAAACCGGATCTATAATTTTTGCAGAAAAAGATTCTCCGGTTCCACTAATTGGTCCAAATCTGAAAACTACTCCTTCGATGGGCTGATCTAAATCGTCATTAAGTAATGTCTTATCTAAATCAGGATTTAAAGTTTTTACTAGATACTTAGCAAAACTTTGGGTTCCGTGAGAGGATTTTAAACTATCAAATGGGGAGTTAACAAAATCATTAATGGAAGCTTTTTGCTGGTCCGATAATTTTCCCTGAAAAATAATTGGAGATCTTTCAATATCTAATAGGTCCGCCCAATAATCTAATTCTTCCTTTTCCACAATAGTTCTTTCAACATCTCCATATTGATTTTTAACAATGATGTGAGTTAGGACCAAACCGTTTTTAGGAACCCTATTATACGACAATAAAACCGGACCTTCATTTATAAAAAATTCGGTACCGAATCTCCAACCCGGAGGGATTTCATTTTTTGTGAGATCCGGTAATCCTTGAACATATGTGATGGGTCCATCATAATAGTTCATCAGAACTCTATCAATTTTAGAAATGGGATTAACTTGATCTCTTTTATAAAAGAACATAGTTCCGTCTCCTATGCTTTTCTCGAAAGAGAAAGACATACCATTTAATTTTTCAGAAACGGTAACTTCATCTCCAAATAAATTGTCAATGAATTCTGCTCCTTGCTTCTTATAAACTTCACTTAGTTGTTTAATCCCTGCCATATATTAATTTAATACGATAACATCCTTTCTTCCCATAGAGGTAAAAACTAAAAATGGACCAATTGTTATTGGATTTTTTAATTTAACTTCCATATTTAACATGAACATTTCCAAAGATTTAATTAGTTGTTCCACCAAAATGCTAGATCTATAGTTTAATTTTTTTCTTTTTACTTTTAACAGTCTTTTATAGTAGACATCTATTGGAGGTTGTTTCTTTGCTTCACAGAAAATAGAGAATAGTGAATCTTCTATCTCAGCAACCTTTTCTTCTTCTACCAATAAATCCCAGTCACCCTCTTCGTTTTTTTCGATTCTGCCATCTTTACCCATTATTGTTGAGAAGGAAACCTCTCCTTCACCCCTTCTGATACCCGCTACACCGTCTCCTATATAATGCTCAATTATGGGATAGAGTATGTCTACAATCATTGGGTTATTTTTTCTTACCCCAGGGCTTTTCAGAGCTTGTTACGATTCCGTGTTTCTCTTTGTGCTCGTCCCAAGCTTTACCTAGGTCGTTCATAAATTTCTTTTGAGCTTTCTTGTCACTTTTAAACTTCTCATCAAAAGGACCAGATACGCCATGTTTTTTATAATAGCCTTTTGCAAAAGTCAAGTATTTGTTTGTTTCCTCTAATTTGGAAATCACCTTGGCTTTTTCTATCTTAAGGCTTTCTTGAATTTGTGTTATTTTTTTCATGTTTTTTGTTTCTATTAGAATGTAGAGGGTAAGCCTTGTGTAAGCATACCCGTAGATTTTTTATTGTTAAAATATGTGGTTACATATGTTGCAGCCACTTCATCAGCAACTTTATTGTAATTTGGTGGGACCCCTATTTTTTTATAATAATTAAAAATGTAATCTTTCATTTGGTCATCATTAGAAATGTTAGGGAGGTCATTTTTAACAAATTGATCGTTCAATAATCTATGGTGTTCTGGGGTAACATCTTTGGTGGATTTAATCCCAGACACATCAGTAGAAGATTTTGGAGCAAGTAAACCCTTATTTGTCAGGGAAGCAAATTTATTTGGCTCAAATATTTTAGCCATTAGTTCAGTAGCAAGGGATCCAGATTTCCCAATTAACCACCCTAATCCAGTATCTATTACTCCGCCACCTGCTTTCTTTACTGCTATTTCTCTTCTGTAAAAATTATCATACCCCTCAAATCTGCTTTGCATGCTTTTGAAAAAATTGTAAATCCAATCCTGCCACCCAGGCTGGATAGACTGTCCAGTGTTTTTGTAATAGGTTGAAGCATCATATTTTTCAAATATCTTCAAACTATTCTCATATAAAGCATATGATCTGATGTATTTCATTTTTTATTTTATATATCTGAAACTCGTTAGAGAGTAACCTCATAAACCTTATATTCGAACTTTTCTCTCTTGTAAATCTCTATACGCTCATTAGAATGCTTTATTAAATAGTTTGCGGAGGTTTTCCAGGTGAAATCATCAACGAAGTCAATAACATTAACCTTCTCCTTTCCCTCATAAAGTCTCATCCCCCTCCCTAAACTTTGCTTAATTAGCACCTCTGACTTATAAGACTCTGTCAAGAATATATTATGAATGTTTTTAACAGAGACCCCGGTACTAAGAGTTCCAAAACTGGCCACAAGGACCTTATTGGTGCCTTCTTCCATTTTGCCCTTATAGAAATCTCTCCTTTCTGGTTCGGTGTCACCATCAACATAAAAGATCTCCTTATCTGCCTGAATTTCCCGCAGCATGTCGTACATTCTCTTTCCGTACCCCTCTCCAACAGATTGGAACAGAACCAGAGAATTTTTGCTGATTTTGGAAATGAAATCCACGATATAATTGATTCTTTTGTCTGAGGAGATAACCAACTTTTTCTCCACGTTGAAAATTTCACTGCCTTCTAAATCCTGCTTGTTGGTTCTAAGATCATAAAGTTTTTCTTTTAGATCGTCCGAAAGCCAATTCATTTTAACTATTTTGATCGAAACTGGAGTGGCGTAGTTATTATCAAACAGGAACTTAGGACTTATCTCCATCACCAGAGGACCTAGATATTGTTGAATAGTTAAATGTTCTGCAGTGTTTCTGTTAGTTAAAGTTCCGGAAAGACCGAACCTATATTTAGATCCTCTACACTTAGAAACTACCTCTTTAATAGATTTAGAGTGGCTTTGGTGGGATTCATCGACGAACACGGCTTCAACTCCATCGAAAAAAGATTCATCCTGTTTGACTAGAGACTGATATGTTCCTATCATTAATCCAGAAGAAATTTTATTTTTATTTCCTCCATGGATTAGTTGTATTTCGCAGTTGTCAAGTTTCTTTAATCCATAGCTCTCAAAATCCTCAGATCCTTGAAGAATCAGAGTGGTGTTTGGAACAATCATTAAAAATTTGTTTACCTGCTTGATTCTCTTAAGGTAAGCAAGCACAATAAATGCGATTAATGTTTTTCCGGAGGATGTTGCAATCTCTAAGCAGGAATATCTGAATTTTATAATTCTCCATGCAGCCTCAATCTGATAATCTCGCGGTTTTAATTCTTTATCTGCAAAAAATTCATTGGTCCATTCTGTAAACTGTTCCAGCGTAAGATCATTTTCTATGATTTGATCTAGACCCACAATATCAACATCTATTTTGTACTTCTCTCCAATATCAAAAACTTCACTCCATAAACCAATAGGAACCTTCCAAAGTGGTCCCCTTTTATCCACAAAACAAATAGCTCCATCCCAGTGTTTCTTTTTTACTAGCGGATGGAAAAAATAATTGTGTATTTTACGTGTTAAGGAGATCTCCAGTTGCTTTCTTTCGACCTCTTCATCATAGTCTTGTAAAAGCAGCCATTGTAAATCATCAGAAACTATAAATTTTAGCATCCAAAATTTTCTTATTTAACACCGCCCCCTCTCATAAACTCCTCTAGGGATATTCTTGACTTTATCCCGAACAACATGTGATCAACCGTTTTAATGGTCTCATTAATAAAGCTGGTGTGATTATCAACAAGATCTATCCGGTATTTTATTTCGGTTAAATCTCCATCGATAAGATGTGTTTTTTCATTGGATCCATATCTGGTGTTATGTTCCTCTGAATAGTATATCATTTTATTTTTCTTGTCTCCACGATAGGTAGAATTTAGTTTACCTAGAGCTTGTCCAAGTTTAAAAGCATATTCTAAAAGTTTTTGTCTGTCAGAATAAAGTTCAACCTGAACTTCCCCGATTTCCCTGATGTTTCTCATTCTTACGGAGAGTTCTCTAATTCTTTCAGTCCATTCCTCTCTTTCTTCCTGAAATTGCAATTCAAAATTACTTACTGTATCACTCATAGGAGCTTATTACTTTTATTCTTCTTTTCTTTTTTTATATCAACTACCTCAGTAACTATCTTCTTATTTAGCTTTACTTCATCTGGGGTAAAATTAAACTCCAGTTGAGGAATTTCTAAATCTTCACTAGCCATGTAAGAAACCGGAGCCTTCAACAAGAATTTTTTTCTGTTGTATTTTTCTAATTCCTCCTTTGTTAAATCAAAATCATGTCCCATTTCTCGCTAGAAAAATATTTTTCAAATCTTTTTATTTTGATCTTGTTCGATCTAACATAATCGACCACATCATTTAAATCCCATTTGTCTCTGTCCGGTAAGTTGTTTTCGTCTAAAAATTTCTTCCACAGGAAAACACTCTCTCCCCTACATATCTTCTTTCTTAACTCTTCCTTTCCTGGATCGTCCCCATCATAGAACCATCTCTTATTAGTTATGTCAAAGGGAAATGGATTATTGATCGAGCATAGTGCAACAGCATTTGGAAAAAGAAATGAATCAAAAGGTCCCTCAAAAATGGTAACCGGTTGATCCAGATCCACAGTGGAAAATCCAAAAACTAAGGAGATAGGGTCCAGCTCTTCTGCTTTTTGAAGAAGGTCTATATCTTTGCTCCCCAAAAGGTTTTTATGAATACCGCTAAGCTTATAAGTATAATACTTATTTACAGCATTCTTGTTCATATTTCTCAGCTGCAATCCTAATATGAACTTTCCATCAGAAGTTAAATTAAGTATGTGTATAGAACGTTTTACGGGGTCATACAAGTACTTTTCGTCAACAGTCTGATTTCTCTTCGCTAAATATTCTTGCACCGGCCTAGGGACTTCTATGAGCTTTAATTTAGCTTTATAATCCTCCCTTGAAACCAGCACATCCCTATAGTTTTCCAAGATGAATACATCGACACTGGCAGAAACTCTTCTAGATGTTTTCTTCAGATTTATGGTATTCTTAGCCTCCTCAATTTGCTCGTGGGTTAATTCCCGAGCAAGCTCATGATCAAAAAGAAAACCAATTAAATCTCTGAATTTACCACATCCACCATTATAACACTTAAAAGAGAGGCTATCTACGTATAGATTGCCCCTCTTTTTTCTTGGGTCATTTGAGTCTCCGCAGTAGGGACAGGAAAAGTTTAATCTATTATGTGAAGTATAGATTTTTTGCTTCTGGGGATTTCCTGGAAAGGCAACCTCCAAAGCTTTGGATACAAGATCCTTGACCTTTTCTAAACCTAATTTTTGCATAAGATCTCATAAATGTTATTAGAGATCGTTATACAAATCATCCAAGCTACCAGAAGAGGTAGAAGATTTTTTAGCAGATGCTGCGGGTTGCACAGTTTCAGCTTCTTCTAGATTTTCTGGATCAGAGAAGAAATCTGCTTCAGCAGACCTTTTTGTCTCCTTTTTCGTGGGATTTGGATTAGAGCTTGATGCTGATGGTTTTGAATCTGGTGATCCTGAAAAGATCTCAGATAACATTCTTCCATCAGGAATGGTGTTGCGAATAATAGAGTTGATTTTTTCTCTATCTTCGTCGGACCATTCTTTGTAATCATATTTTTCAACTAGATCTTGAGGACCTGCTTTTAAATATTCAACAATTCTTTTTTGGTCTGCTTCGGTTTTTTCAACTGCAGATCCACTAATTAAGATCGGTCCCTTTTCTCCTACGAATTGACAAAGATCGTAGTTATTCCAATCTCCTACCTTTCTAACATGAATACCGAAGTTTTTGCCTTCGAATAGATCAAAAGGATTACAAGGAGATCCGTATTCTGGCTTGATTTGTTGTTCAATTAAATCATTTACCTTCTTACCAAATTTGAACACCATAACTTTACCTTCTAATTCAGGATGATTAGGATCTTTCACAACTTGAATGAGTGAATAATAATCTTCCTTACGAGAAAATGATTTAGCAAGCTCCTGGTCTTTAGCAGAGGGAGAGTTCTTTAACTTCCAGAAGATATCTTTTAGAATTGATTTCTTACCCACTGTTGATGGACAATCAGCAACAAAGTTACTGTTATCTAAGGGGTCTTTTAACCACACATAATATTTGTGGATTTTAGATTTTTTGGGATTTGCGACGTTCGGGAGAAATCTAATAAGAGATTTGTAAACTCCGTCTTTTCCGAGTTCCGGATAAGGCTTGTAAATGTTAGCGTCGCCGCCTTGACTTTGGGGTTCTGGCTTCAGAAAGTCCTCATTGTCCAAACTAAAAATGTCAAAATTTTCCATGTTTTTTCTAGATTTTTTTAAATTAACTAAAATTGATTCCTAAGTTATACCTAAGTGTCTCAAAAAGTTTCCCCTAAAATTTGTTTTCCATATAAACTAATCCAAGTGGCATCTATCAAATCAGAACAGGGGGTCTCCACTTCCTTGTTCTTCTTAATCCAGATATCCTTGTTTTGTTTCAATGGAGAAACAAGAGGACTTAGGAGATTATCCTCACTGTATTTATCTATGAGAGCTAAATAAAGTTCATCCTTCTTTGAATTACCCTTGAGGGCAAATTTTTTAATTGCGGTAGGGGAATAAACATATAGATTTTTATATCCTACTAGCTCAGCTATTCTTTCTCTTACTAAAGCAGTGCACATGGAAATATCAATCAAGGAATTTCCAGAGCTTCCGAAGGAAATACCCTCCATGAAAACCACTGTTTCATCAGTTATGAATGGAACAAGGGTCATCATAAAATTATCGGCTATGATGGAAAAGTTCTCCAGCTTAGTTCTTTCTATTTCCCAATATTCACCTTCAACCTTTCTTTTTTCTTTCACAGTGAGGGTAAAATTTGGATCTTCCCCAAATATTTTAAATGGTGATCCTTCTTTTACAAGCATATTATCAACCTTTTTAGTTGTTCTGTGGCAAGATCCCCAATTTGCCCCATGTTCACTAAGTGAGCACCAAGCGGGGGAGTTTAAAGAAAAATCCACCCCAATAATGTTTTTAACCAATTTCTAATTTTATATCGACGTAGTTACATCTAAAGCCCACACTAAATGTGGAGAACTGAGGGGTCGTGCTAGAATAGTTCAGTTGTACCTCGGATAACGATGTATATATCGGCTGCTGGAATTTCACAGTGGACATAATAATGCCTTCGTGATCCAATAAATGAAGTGTTAGATCTGGAAGATATTCATTCTCATTCTGAAAATCTAAAAAATTAACTATGCTTTCATACATAATCCAATAGTTAATGAATCCCTCTCCTAGTTTGAAAGTAACATTAAAATCCCTTCTCACTAAGTTCTGTATGGTAGTTGCACTCTTATAATTCTGTCTGTATCCTCCAGGTCTTGTTTGCTCCACATTATCTATAGTTTGAAACGTCGGAAAGGATACCTGCTGAATAGTTGAATTCATAAAATCCTTAAGAGTGTCATAAGGAATGGGCATTCTCTTAACATAAGCCAAATACTTTTCTTCCAACTGTTGAGAGTAGAATCCCTTTGGAAAGTTAAATATAAAAGCATTCTGCCTTGAATTTAATAACATAAGTTTCTAAAATAAATTATAAATAGAACTGTTGTCCCATATCATTACTAGGATTTAATCCTCTTTCTTCATAATCAATAAATCTACTTCCACCGCCCCCACCAACTGGATATCTGATTGATTCATAAGGTTGGTAAATCTCCCCAAGATAGGAAGAATATTGATTAAATACCGAACTTCTTATTCCATTCACATCAGGATGGACTAATCTAACTGCATTCAAGAAGAATTTATTATTCATTCCTTCAAACAGATCATTTCCTGGCCTTCCTGGTATTGTATAGTAGTCAGCAATCTCTTGAACACTCTTACCTGAAGTTTCGTCCATACTAATTAAATTAGCTAAAGTGTCTATGTTATATCTAACCGGTTGCTTAGGTTTAATAACAGGCTCTTGAACTAATACAGGTTGAATTACAGGTTCAACATTTAGCACCACCTGATCTTTTTCTAGATCAAAGTAATCTTTAGGCTGTTGCGGAATGATATCAACTACTGGTTCTTGGGTTGGAACAGAAGGAGCTATTTCAACAACTGCAGGTGCCGGAGCAGGTGTGGCAGTTGTGGTTACCGCAGGTTTTTGATCTCTCTCCGAAGGTAATATCCATGTTCCGTGATAAATCGATGTTTCTATCCCATTGTTTGTTTTAGAAACAATATGAAAATCTCTAGAACTAAATGCAGATATTTTTTTAGATTCTGCTTCTACTAATTTAAATACTAATTCTCCTTTACTTGGATTTTGAAAAGTACTGTCAGTCATACTTGATATCTTAACAGTCTTATTATCACCCCCCTCGAACACAAGATAAAAATCTGAATTAGATCCTAGATCTAAAACTGTGTTTTCTTTTCCTTCGTTTTTAACAAAAATTCTAAATTTATAATAGTTATCATAAGGGTTAACTACTATTTTAGATTTTCCTTGCCCATAAGCAATTGTTGCGTCCGTTGTTGAAGATTGAGTTAATCCTCCAAGATTATCGATTGTTAAATCTTCTTGGGAAACGTTTATAGATTCTCTTTCAAAGAATGCAGGAACATATTTTGTAATAACCCTGTCAATGGGATTTACGTTTAGAGTGTATGCTTTTGATACTACAGGTTCGGTTACTTTATTATAAACCTTTTGAGGATATGGTTGATGAAGAAGGTTTATTTTCTTGATGGAAGGACCGTATTTATCAACTTCAGTACTTGTCACTGAAGCTATTCTCATAATCGAAACGTTATTGAATTTGTTTACCAACCTCATAGTGTAAATAATACTAAAGCTGGTCGCTCTAGGATTCACAATGACTGGCCTATAAATGTAAGGAGAATTGAAATCTTTATCTTGAAGAAGTTGTAATTTCTGAGTTGATATTTGTCTTTGACCAACCTGTTCCTTTACCTCTAAGTCATGTATAATATAATAAATATTTCCAAGGGAACTTTCAGTGTATATAAAATCCTCGATGAAATTTTCTTTCCATGTTGGGTAGTACTTAAAATAATCAAAATCACTATCCTCTACGATATTGGCGGATAAATCCCCATATTCATCAAAAGGAGTAACTGTTGCAATACTATTTAAAGCTGTATAGAAATAATAAAACCCGTTTAATTCTTGGGTGCTTTCTATCTCATACAGACTAACAGTAAAAGACTGATTTCTGATAAATCCTTTACCATCAGAGCTAATTTTAGCTGCAACAGTTCCACTCTCCAAGCCAGTTCCTGCTTGAGTATCATATTCGTATGTTATACTTGAATAAGAAGGAATTTTAACCTCTATGTAGTTATCATAAATTCCAGCATTAAAGTATATTGGATTTGGGTTGGGTGTTGTTATGTTCAGATCCCCAGTTTCATAAGTTACCTGTGATACCGTACATTTCTTACCATTTCTCTCTTGAAACTGAACTTGCATGATTACACCATCAGCTAATCCAAAATCAAATCCACTTAAAAAGTGGTATCTAATAGTATCATAATAGACATTTAAATTAGTGTCAAAAGAGACTGAAAGATTGGATGTGTCTGTTAGCTTGTCATCATAATCTAGATATTGAACTAATCTGTCAATGTCAAGTTTAACAAAGGTGTTCTGTGATATTTGCACAGAACTTCTATCTCTAACATTACCTGTGGTTTGGGTGTCTTCGTTTCGGTTTGTTATTTGAACGGCATTATTAAAGTAGCCGTTTACTATTTTTTCAAATCCAACAACGGAGGATCCAAAAATAACCGGGTGATACTCAGGATTGGGCTGAACACCGTATCTATACTCCATAAGTAAGTATGGAGAAAGACTGAAAAATTTGCTAGTATAATTAAAACTTGACATATCCTCTTATATATCAAGTTTATTACTGTGTGATAATATCGGGATCATTATTTAACAGCGATCAATCCCACTGTTAGTCCTACCGCCACCCCGACTGCAGTTCCTTTAATCTTATTCCAAAACGCTTTTTTCTTAGCGGTTTTTAGATCTTTTTTAAGCAGATCTGTTACTTGTTGCTGTAGTTCGAATTGTTTAGATCTTGCTACGATGGCAGAATCTGCACTTACTAATGCAGATTTTGAAAAATTCAAAGAGGTTTGTAGAGTATTTACTTGGGTTGTTAATGAATTAGTTAAATCCCCAGCAGTCTTTAATTCACCAACTAAATGATCTTTTTCTACTAATTCTACAACTATCGCATTACCCACGTTTTTATCTAATTCTAATCCTATGTCAGATTTTGGAACCTCTGCATATCTTTTTATGAAAAACGTGTCAATCACGTCTTTAGGCAGATTCTGTAAAGCTGCCAAAGCTGCTTCTTTGTCCTTTTTTTCTTTTGCAGCCTTTGCTCTAAACTTATCAGCTTCTTCACCAGCTTGCTCTGCTAAATTCTCATAAACCTCTGAAGAGTCTCTGAACCTTTCCTTCTCTTCAACTGCTGCTTCAAATTTTTCTTGAACTTCATTAATTTCCGTTTCTAAAGCTTTAATTTCTTTTTTGTGATAGCTGTTGTTGAATGTTCCATATATTAAGAATGCCAGAATTATTAATCCTGCTCCTATGAGTAGTTTCTTATTGTTATTCTTAAAATTTTTGACAGTTTCAACCTTTTTCTCGATTTCTTGCTGTACCTCTTCTTTTACTTTTTTCATTGCTATCTTTTATATTCGAACGTTTTAATGTCTATTTTTCCAGGTCCATATTTTTTTTCTAGCTCAGAGTACATATCTTTTTCTCTTTTTCTTTGCGAATTTAAAGATTCCACACACTTCTTAATTTTAATTCCTAGATAAGAGATTCTCTCCTCGCTTTTCTCTGATCCACATTCGCTCATGATGTTTAGTTCTTTCTCGTAAAATGCAAGTTCTTCGTGAATGGATCTATAATTATTCATCATAGATTTTATTTCCCCGATTTCTTTAGAATTCATTTTCATAGTCAAAATTATGCACAGCTTACAGATCCAAATCCAGAAGCTATACTAAAGGTTCCGTATAGTAAAACTGTGTAATTACCTGGTTCTAACCAAATTGTATTATCAGTAGTGGTAGGTCCAAGAGAATAAGCTCCTACTGTATTAGGAATTGGTGTAGGTCCTGAGGGATCAACATTTGTAACCTCTATATAAACATCGGATTCTCCAGCATAATTAATTCCTCCGTATGCGGTTACCCTCAAGTAAGCTCCAGGAGAATTTATAGCAAATGCAGAAGTAATTGGACCGGGCGATGCTTGATTAATTGTAGTTGTTCCGCTTATGAATGAACAAATAGGAGCAGGAGTCGGTGCCGGCGTCGGTGTTGGGGTCGGTGTTGGGGTCGGTGTTGGAGTCGGCGTCGGTGTTGGAGTCGGTGTTGGAGTCGGTGTTGGGGTCGGCGTCGGACTAGGAGGAGGAGCTGCAGTATACTTAGTTGAACTAGTTGTAAAGTATCTAAAGCTACCATGTATGTAAGAAGTAGATCCGCCAGGAATTGAGCTAATTCCTAAATTACCTCCATTACTATAAACATAAAATCTGGAATCTGAACTTTCACTTATAAATGCTCCCCCCAGTTCTTGTATAGCCGAAGTAGATCCTGCATAAATAATATAGTTCATTGCCATATTAATAGGACGTGTTTCTGTTCCCCCAGTTGATCCTATACCATTATCAAAAACATTCGCCTGATTATTAGAAGAAACCGCATCGGATCCTCCACTAGATAAAGAAGATCCCCTATCTAACGTACCGACTAATCTACGGTTTGTTTCTAATGCGTGGGTGTGGGATTTAAATTCATCGTCTTGTGTTACCCCGAGACTTAAAGCATTTCCTCCTGTACCTCTAATAAATTTACCGCTTAAATCTGGAACATTAAATGTCGTAGTGAGATCTCCAGATCCGTATGTAGTTCCAAGAACTGAAAATAGAGCGGAGTATGTATTTCTTGAAACTGCCTGTCCGTTACATTGTAGCCATCCAGTAGGTATAGTTGAAGAAGGCCAGGACATAATAGTACCTGCCGGGGTTGATCCAATCCCAGAAAAGCCAATCCCTTTTAGACTATTAATTGGCATGGCAGGAGCTAGATAATCAGAAACAGATGTTGCTAATCTCACGTTACTAAAATCTGCAGAATAAGGAAATCCTGAGATGTACATATAACCATCACTAGCAGTTGCAGGGGCAGACAATGTCGAAGCAAGAGAATCGATTTTAATTACAAAATCTATATTAACAGCATCTCCTATACGAGTATATTTGGACTTAACTATTTTATATTTAGTTGAATTCCATCCTGCCTGAGATACTCTTGGATTTAGAGCCAATGTCCCAGACCAATCCCCCTCTTCGTAATAATCCAAATTATTAGGGCTTGCTTCAAGAGGAATTGTCGTTTCATTGAAGGGAAGTCCTTTCGTTAAATATCCATCACTATCGAATCCAAAAAAGTAAGCACCAGTTGCGTTTTGTGCATATGTTTTCAATTGAAGGATATCTCCTCCAACTATTCCATTATTAGTGTCAGCAACAACTAAAGCAGCATCAACAGATTCGCTATCAGAAATTCCTATAGCAACACCTGTCTTATTAGTCTTGTTGGACTGGCTTGGATGCAGGTAAATATTTCCTCCTTTAGATCCCGCTCCTGCTGAAACAGGTCCAGGATGTATCACAACATTACCACCAGTGCTTCCTGCTGCCCCTAATCCTCCATACAAGTAAAGATTACCACCAGGAGCTGCGGTACCGGATCCGGATTTGACAGTTAAATTGGCTCCAGATTCTCCAGATGCAGAATCCTGCATGTAAACTAAAGCGTCTCTGGTTGAACCCGTAAAAACACCAAATCTAAATTGAAGATTACCGTCTTTATCTAATCTAAGTCTATTAACATTATTTCCTGAAGTATTACTTACTGAAAAATCAATTCTCGTTTCTGTTGTGGCAGATCCGTCGAGTGCAAAAGAAAGACCTGCAATTCCAACACTATCTGCTGCTTTTTCTGCCATCAATCCCCCAAATACACTACCAACTGCAGTGTTTCCGCTTTTGAAAATAATGTTTCTTCCATTAGTTGTCCCGGAGTTGGAAAGAACAATTCCTTTATTTCCCTGGGTTGTGATAGCATCGCCAACTATAAAGTTACCAACGCTGTTTGTATAATCTGGAGAATATCTAATTTCTGTTCCGTCTGCAAAGTATGTTCCAATCCCGCTATTTACAAATGCTCCTGAAGATCTTCTTAGTCTTATTGATCCTCCCGTAGCATTTATCCAGTTAGCTCCTGTAATATTTACTCTTGAGGCCTGAACTTCAAAACTATTTGAAGCAGCCAGGAATGCCACATTACCGCCTGGGCTAAAAAATTCAAGATCATAGTCGGTGCTAGCAGAACCTGGATTTTTCCACCTAAATCTTGGATTCTTGCTTTGGCTAAATCCAGCACTTGTTTTATTTGCTTCGTCTTGATTTGCTCTACCGAACGATATCAATGAAGCTATATTTGAACTAGGATCCGTTGCTATTTTGAGTTTAGATCTTTCCCCATTTAATCCATATTTATTAAGTTCAGTGTACTGGTAGCTAGGATCTGCTCCCGTAGCACCCCTGTCACTTAATAATAAACCATATTTGTGGCTAAAGTTAGTATCGTGTATTAATACTCTATCCTCCGTTAAATTGGTGTTGTCTACCGGAACGAACGCTGATGTATTGGAGAAAAATACTCCAGAATATTGCCAGCTTAAAGTTCCGCTTCCTGGGGATGTCTCATCGTAAACATATATTCCATAAGGATTGGTATCGGTACTGTCAGAAAGCCAATAGTCACCCAATTCAGGTTCTCCCCAAGGTGTATTATAAAGATTGCCGGTAGATGGGGCAGTTTGCTGAACGTACCATCTAGCTCCTCTGAGACCTTGAGGCCCTGTAGGACCTTGTATTCCCTGAGGTCCAATAGCTCCAGTAGCCCCCCTTATTCCCTGAGGACCTTGAGGTCCCCCACCAGCTGTCAGAATCTGATCAAAATTGTAATTAATCTTGTCTATCAAGATCGTTTGGGAATCCCCCGGAAGCACATTTAAAATGTTTATAAGCGGCATTTCTTTCTAATTACTTTTATATATCCTTATATCTTTCCGACCAATAAAGAGAAGGCTACAGAATAATCATAAGTTGGATCCTTCTGTAATCTATATTCGAATTCTAGCTGGCTACGTTTTTTTATATCATTGTTGTTAGATTTGACAAATCCTGAAGATATTTTTTCATAGTTACTTAGATTCGTAATTATTGGATCTAAGTCTATCCCTTCAGTTCTTCTAATCTTTTTAATATAAACTGATATCTCCTTTGTTTCATACTGGGGAAGAACGTTATTTTTGAGGTACTCGTCAACATCATCAGATAGAATAGTACCGTCACCAATACCAAACTCGGGAACGAGTAATTCGCTAAACTTCTTATCAACGCCGCCTTCTTGAAAATGCTTTATTGCAGTTCTTTCAACTATTAAAAGAGCTTTTATTTCTGTATCAGTTTCTTCCCATAGGATTTCATACTTAGGATAAAGATCCTTATTGACATTAAACACGTCGGAAAGGGCTGTGGCATATTTAAGTTGATAATCCTCTCTTATAGTGTTGGGGGTTTTCATTACCTTACTACCGAAGAAATTCTTCTGCTCTATCATATTTTTTGTTCCTGGTAAATAGGTAAAATTATTACCTGAAACATATTCTCTATATCTTCCAGGATCCCATGTACTTTCAAAAATAAAAGTATCTCTAATTCCTATTGGAGATTCTCCTATTAGAGGATATTCTGGCTTGTAACCAGACTGTGGGTCTATTTGGAAAGGATTAGATTTTGCATACTTATAGAAATTAACATTCTTTACCTTACCAAAATTATCCTTGTTAGATCCAAACGTCACATTCTTATATTCTAAACTTTCACTGATTAATGCAGATCCCCCTGAATAACTTTCATCTTTTAACTCATAATATATTTCATCCGGGGCATTTTGAGGAACTGTGAAAGCTGCTCCAGTAACACCAGTGTATGTGAATCCCTTTGAGTACACATCAGCAGTTTCTCCGCTATTCTTAGCGGTAGAAAGAACAAAATCTTTACGCGAAACAACAGAATAAGCACTCCACCAAGATGGTGAAGAAGCAGGATTATTTCCGGTATTTGAATTTAATAATGAAATATAAAGTGATCCTGAATAATCTACTATAGCATTTTCCGAATATGTAGTAGAAACTGAATATGTAGAAACGCTATCTTTAACAAAATTAGAGAAAACAAAATTATAAGTATTCCCTTTTACTAGCCTCATTTTTTTCCTAACCTTACCATCAATGTATATTTCATAATTAGAACCTATTCCATAATATAATGATGTAGGTGCTTTTTCTAATATAGAAACATCTACCTGTAAACTTGAAGAAACTGGGGTATCCCTATCAGAGACTAAAAAATCATTCTTGGTATTTTTAAAGTGAACAACGTCTACAAATTTAGGAGAGTATCCCCCACCATATCTAAAGAATTCAGTTACGTCATCTTCAGTAACTAAAGAATATCCAGCATTAACATTCGAGAAAGACTCAGGCTTATAATTTTCCTCAACAGGAATTAGCTTGTTAGTTTGTACAAAAGATGAAGGCTTTATGAATTCTAAAACAAAAGTATCAGATGTTACTACAGTACTTTGTGTTGTGGGGTTCCAGTAAGATTTAGTATACTTAATATATGGGCTATTATTTACAAAAAGTTTATAAATCTCAGGGAATGCTAGTCTATCAAAAACAGAGTCCCAATAATTTTGCCCAGCACCAGCTTGATAAACCGCTCTTGATAAGAAATTATTATATGATACGGGAACTGGAACTGTTGTAAAACTTGGAGGTGTATACCCCAAATTAGAAAAATCAAAATAATATCCACCAAGATAGCTAACCTCATTAAAGTTTAGATAATTTTTACCAGCTCCAGTGATCCATGGTGTTCTATACCAATAAGCTCCAGCATCTCCTGATTTAGGAGAGAATAGAGTAAGCGGGTCGAGATAATTAGCGGGTCTACTTCCAGTAGCAAAAGAATTTACTGGTGTTGTTGGAGAATAAAACTGAACCTCATTTCTTAAATCAGTATCATAATTAGGATTTGGTGCTATAGCAGCTACTCCAGTCCCGTCAGGGGTTGTCGGGGTTACTATAGATTGAATGCCAATAGTAGAAAGACTAGATAGATTTAATCCAGAACTTAATTTAACATAAGAAAGATCAGAGTTAAGTAACCCAGCAGGACTCGATGTTATTTTAGAATATTCATCAGTCCCAGATCCACCTGTTACTTTATGTCTTAATTTATTAGAAAGAGAATATAGACCAAAATAGTCTACGCCTCCATGAATTCCAGTTGGATTAAAGTACCAAGACCCAGTTGAGCTTGATTGAGAAACGTCAGCGGGTCCAAGTGCTAAATAAAGTATATCTTTTAACTTTTCGGGATCTACAAATCTAACATCAGATACGATTAAAGTAATTACAAAAGTAACAGTTTTAAATTCTTCGTTCTGGTGTACTTGATATGTTACAGGAGAAGTTACACCATAGGGATCAGGATCTTCTATGGCTCTTAAAATACAAGCAAATTTATAATCATTAAATTTCTGATCGCCTACTTTAAATAAATTGGTCTCTCTCGTTTGAATTGAAGCTTCGGTTCTTTCCTTGATCCTTACTTTAACACCTCTGTATAATGTTTCGGAAAATCCAGAAGGGTTATCATATGTAAACCAGGTATATCTTTGCTCTATTGGTTTTGATTCAACAGAACTAAATCTTACATTATCAAGATCATAAAAATCCTTCCCATCTACTGTAAAATAATTTAAAAAATAATCTTCATTAGCAGGATCTGCACTTTGAACTGACGACAGAGAAAATGCAGCTGCACAATAATTAGAAGAGGTTTTAACTAAATTAGCAGTAGCTGATATTGGTGGGGTTTCTAATACATACCACTCGTTAGAAAAATATAAAGGATCTCTACCAGGACTGAAAAAACTAGGTGAAAAATTTAAAGGGGTAAAAGCAGAGCTGGAGTTCAATCTGTAATCATTTCCTCTAACATCACTTCCACCCTCATAAACCCATTTTGTAATAAAAGGAGTTACTCTAGATTTTGTAACAAGGGATCTAATATAGTTTTCTTTTAAAACATCATATTCATTATCGACCTTACCAAAATTCATTTGTTCCATCTTGGATGAAATCTGAGCTGCTTCGTCTAGATATTTAATTTCTTGCAATCCTGCAAAGCCTGGAAATCTATCTAAGTCAGGCAATGGATCATTCGATCCAAAGAATCTTGCCTGGTTAATTTCTTTAACATAAATTAAGGGAACAACATTAGATCTACCTGTATTATTTCCAGATATTAGTGTATAGTTTGAAGCAGTTGCACCTCTGAATATGTAATTTCCTGTTGGACCGTATGTCGTTTCCATATAAGAAACAGTGGAACCGTTAGCAACAGCATAATCTATTCCTTCATAAATGGGGGTTATTCCGTCTGGTTGAACATCAATATATCTGTAATATTCTTCAGTTGGGGTTTTACCATAATTACTGCTCCAAAAATCTACATCCAAATCTTTTGTTGGATAGAAAGAGAATACACCACTTTCAACTTCAATTAGTTCTTCGGATATAATAGTTCCTAAAGAGCCTCTTAAAATAGTATGAGTATTATCCTCTATTTCAACAATAGAGTGTGTTGAATAATTCTTGATCGTATTATATTGAAGTTCAGAATCATCATAATCTATGCATTTACCTATAAACTTAACTTTAGAAAGACCAAAATTTGTTTTGATATAGCTTCTTTCCGTCGAGAGTTTATATGCATCTTCATTTTTTATTTTGATTCTAGTATTGGAATATTTACATCCTCCCACAAATTTTAAATCTGTCGTTAGATCGTTCACGTCTACGTTGTTAAACAAAATTTTACCTCTCCTATCAAAAGAAAGTTTGTTGTAATAATCTCTATATGAGAATAAAGAAAAAAGACCATTATTGGTTTCATCAGATCCAGAGGTTCTGATAACAACTTCGTCTCCTATAGCAAATGCTTTATAAGATTTATAATTAACGCTATTTAAAACACCAGCTATTGCTTCAGCAATCTGAGCATTTGTACCAAACGGGTGAAAATAATAAACACCACCTTCGTCAGTAAAACTTCCGGGACCCCATCCGCCTCTTACATAAGTTAACTCAGATGCTACAAAATAATCAAATCTTCTATTTCCAATCTGATTTGCTCCAAATGGATGGTATAAAATTATTGCATCGTTCGGAAGCAATTGTCCACCTATTTTAATAACAGAATAAGATCGACCTGTCTCTTCTGAAATACTTCCTTTGTATTCCTTAGTTTTTAAAGGATTGGGACCTGAAAAAACAGAAATATTTGCAATCTTGTTGCTAATTATTAAAAGATTATCTTGGGATGTTCCTGTTCCCCATTTGTCTGTATCCGTCGCATCTGTCGAATAATTCTTTATCTGTTTGTAAGAGTAAAAATTTTGATTCTTATCTTTAATATAAAAAGACTTTAATCTTTCGTTGGTGTGAACATCATCAGAAGTTGGTATGTACCCCCAGATAGAATCCGGATCTACAAAAAGTCTTACCCCATTATCATTCTGCTGATAATACGGTGAAGTCATCCTATCGGATATTTGATTTGGCGATTTGGGTTCGGGAAAATTACCAACAGAAACGGAGTTATTAAAGAATAAATCATCAGATAATTTAAATGTTCCAGTTTTTATATCGTCCACATAAAATCCATAATATCTGTTGATACTATATAGATCTGCATCAGTGTCATTAAACAGAAATTCTAAATTTAATATGCTATGGGAAATAACACCATTTCTTTTAAATCCTTCAGTTATTAGCTGATCTGTTTCTATAATAGGTGAATCTGAAGAAAACACAGAATTTAGATATTCTCCCTTTTTACAGAAAACACCGTCCTTTATTGATACGCCATTGTAAGTGGTAAGGGAATCTTTTTCAAACTTGACATCGATTAAAGACTGTGTATAATTTACATTAGATCTTATCTTAGAAATATACTTACCCAGCTTAGAATCCTCCTGTAGGGAATATGTTGCAACAATTCTGGATTTTGGTAAGATATTTTCTATAAAATGATCCTGCTCATTTCCAATAAATTGCATGTTATAGCTTGAGTCTAACAGAATTACATCACCTTGACCCTGTATTAAATTAAATCCAGTTGATGTTGCTACAAAGATTTCGCCCGAAGTATATTCAGTTCCGTTTGATTTTATTTTGTAGGGTAAATATGTAGTTGATGTTTTATCTAATCCATATTTTTCGACAACTTTGTACGATTTTCCTATGGTTAAAGAAGTAACAGGAACCAAATAGGAAAAATCTATTGGATCGGATATTCTAAAAATGACAAAGTACTTTGGTAAATCTCTCTGTAATCTAATAGGTGCTAGGAAAGAAAATTCTTCATCATACAAATTAGATACTAAAGGATTTGCTCCCGCATGGTAAAATCCATCAAATTGATCGCTTAGTGTAGAGGTATAAGTATCCTTAGGACTTTTCTCGTTTTTTAGACCAAAAATAAAATCCGCCGGTGTTTTCCCATCATCAAAAAATTTGTAAACATCTTGAGCAAAATCTCCATCTGGGGATATCCTGTAACCCTTATATTGATTTTTGGACATCTCATCATTAGAATCTATGGAGTTAAACCACAGATTCCCCGAAGAATCCACGCTAATCTTTAGGTTACCAGAAATTCTAGGATTTGATCTAAGAATTCCAAAAGACGACTTATATTTTCCTTTTTTTGTAGCCATTTATAGTTATGCCTCGATGAGTCTTCTTATTCCTAGTCTGTCTCTAAAACTTGAATATGTCGGAGAAGCTAATGCTGATTTAGTATAGCTTCCTGAGACTGACAAGTCAAAAGAAAATAACTCTTCATTATTTACTTTTATATCTATCCCTATCTTTTTAGTGTAGGTAATATTTCTTATCGCTCCGCTATTTCTAAATCCTCCTATATAGCCAAGTTTATCCTGACATCTCATTTGGAATAAGACAGGTATAACTATAGAATTTTCTTCGCCTGAAGAAAGTGTTTTTGTTGCCAATGTTGTTGATCCCTCAACTTGAATTTGAGAATGGCTTGATGGAGCCATGTATAGGTAGGATCCGCAAGAGTATTTTCCAACTAGATATTCATCATCAGAGCTGAATCCTAATTTTTCTGGGTATGAGGTATTTGCACCGGTAGCTCCATATGAATTAGTAGCAATCTGATTGTAAGAAAGTTGCTGATAATTTTTAGTTTGATTTGTTACAGTATCAACAAAAAGCGTATCAGTTGAAGAAGATTCAAATCCAAAAGAATGTCTAAAGGAAGGATAATTAAATCCACTTGTTCCCTGTGTTGGTCGAATTAAATTTTCAAAAGATTTAGTTGTTGTTATGGCTTCAGATACGATTGTAGGATGCGAAATATGTACACAGAATTCATTCAATTTTCCGTTCCCGACAGGAGAACCTGATGCATAAGATCCGTTCCAGATATTAGCATTAGTTGTTCCGGGAGTTGAAGTTCCTCCTGGCTTAAATGGAATCAAACTTCCGCCATCTACAGGAACCCCGCTCACACCACTCTCAGGATTCCAAGTTAATCCAGTTTTAGGAGTAAAATATAAATTATCATCAAATCCTACAGATTTAAATCTAGGATAAATGAACTGAGAATTTGAATTTGCTGATTGAAAAGGTGAAGAATGTATGTAAGAATTTCTTCCTGTTAGATTCGATCTTACCTCCGAAGATTTTATACTGGTTAAAGAAATTGGAGATAAATCGTATTTTCTATTTGTTGCATAGTCTGGGTTTGCTGTGGTACTTGTATTATCAAGTGCCATAACATTTTGACCTCCTGGAATGATCGAAGCAAGTTCTAAGGGAGAAGCAGTTTCATTTCTAAGTTGTATTGAATATAGAACAGAAACTATTTTTCCATAATTTGAAAAGTTTGTTAAGTCTATTAACTCATCATAGTATCCAGCAAATAGCTCAACGACTGATCCTCTGTTTACTTTTATTAGATCACTTCCGCTCTTAATATAAACTGTAAGAACTCCTTTCGCTACAGAGATTAATGCCTTCAGAGAAGCTATCTCTTTATCCATAGCTAATATCTTTTGATATAAATCTAAGGATCTTCCTGTGCTATCAAAAAATCCTGATGATATAGTATCAGCTACGTGAGCAAAATATTTGTCACCACTGTTAAAAGCTGTTGAAAGATGTGAATCTAATCCTCTAGAAGTTAGATCTTGTTGAAGAGAAACTAAAACCTGATCATTTGAGTTTTGACTAACATATTGATCGTTGGTGTTTCCAACCGAAAGCTCCTCTGGAAAATCAATTATAACAGATCCTGAAAAATCAGATTCTAAGGCATTCATTGGCCATCCAGCCTCAGAAATTGAAGAAACTTTAATCTCTACCTTTTCTCCTGCTGTAACTGGAATATCCAATTGATTTATGTTAGGGGAATCAGCATCTTGTACATCTTCGTCTCTCCAAAAATATTTTTTAGTTACAGAGTCATATGATTTTTTTCTGATATCAGTTTTATACTCTATCCAGTTACTATATGTTGCTCTTCTCTCAGTTCCATCATTGTCAGAGAATTTTATTTCCTCTGCATTAGTAGAATTTCCTTGTTTGGTTAAATATCTATATCTTACTCTAAATTGAATAACACTTTGTGATCCTGATTTTCCATCCTCTATTGGAGAAGGTATTGGCCAGAATCCTCTAACTCGATATTTAGGTGCTTCAGTAACTTCTGGTGCAGCACTAGAAAGGTTATTTAAGTCCTGAATTACAGTCTGTAATAAAGCGGTTTTAGTTGATTTTTCTCTTGTTAAAGAATCAATTTTTGCTATTAAACTTTCTCTTGAAGATGATGTTGATTTTGTAACAGATGTTATAGTTAAATCTGCAAGCTCACTTCTAGTTTGATCTATTGATTTATTAATAGCATCAATTTCGTTTTGTAGCTTAACTTTATTTTGAACTGCTGCAGCAAATTTTTCAGATGTTGTAGATTGAGTAATCTGTTTGTTAATCTGTACAACTTTAAAGTTAGAAGAATTAAGAACCGGTACATTCGGTGTTAATCCGTATACTGAAGGTATTACTTTCTCTTTGGTATTAGACAAGAACTGCGATCCAAAATCTGCAACTTGAGTTTTATAGAAATCGTCTAGTGTCATATTTCCATTAGACGTTCCGATGATCATTTCATTAGAATAAAAGACTACGCCATTACTGTATGTTGAACCTGTAATATGATGATTATCATTGATTGCTTTTATAAAAACACATTGTCTTTCATCATGACCTATATTAACATTTACTTGTAGTGGTGATAATATATCAGAAGATAATGTTAATGCTCCGTCTCCGATTGGAACTGGATCATATCCGCTTATTCTCTTTAAAACAACAGTTGATTCTGAAAGGTCTATAGATGTAACTTCTAATTTGCTTCCACCCTTGGTCATTAACTGATCACCTACTTTAATCTGTCTGTCAGAATTTAATCCAGAAGAAATCAGATCTTTATATGTAATGGTATCAAGTTTGTATTTTCTTACGGTTTGATTAACAATTTGACCCCCGATTGTTACAGGAACAGTTGTGTCAAAAACTCTAAGTACAGAAAAATCGCCCTTATATCTAATTACTCTTAAAGGTAAATCTTCTGGAGATTCGTCTATCGTATATGTTATTCCCTGTCCAGTTAAGGCATTCATAAAATCAGCATCGCTGATATCATTTCTGCCTTTCAGATTGGTATCAAAAAAATTTTTCTGAGCATCAGTAGCAGTATTTGCAATAATTCTTTTTACAAAAACTCTTTTTGTTTCTGGATCTACTTGTCCATCTACATTAAAAGAAACAAAAAGTAAAGGATTTAAAAAGCTTTCAAAAAAGTGATTGCTTCTAAATTTAAAATTAGCCGGAACCTGTAAATTAGCAGGAGCAGTAGGATCTATTAAGGGCTTAGCTTCATAAATTCTAGAAACTGTTCCATCAGCATTTCTAACATTAGCATCTCCATCTTCAAGACCGCTCAATCTTTTAATATTTGAATCTAGTCTTTTAATCTCGTTTATAATGTAACCCCAAGAAGGTATTGAAATAGTACTAGCGTTGTTGTTTTCGTCAATAAATTCAACACTAACAATATCTTCTTTCGAAGTTGTAGCATTGCTCAATTTATTGATTATTTCTAAAGAGTTTTTTTGAAGTCTTAGAAATTGAGCTAGTAGCGAACTTATTGAATTTTTAGTACCTGCCATTTTATCTTATTTGATCTATTTCAAAAACTAAGTTTTTCTCGTCAATACAAACTATATCAAAGATAGGTTTGTTATCGGATGAATTAAAACTTGTTTGAGTGAATCCTCCAACTAATACTCCGTAAGGAACTCCTCCAGGTGCACTAAGAGGATAAGCTCCCTTTGCATCTGTGTATATTAAAAGATTATTTCCGTTTAAAACTAATTTATCATCAAAAACAAGTCTAAATGTTTGACCCTTTTTCCATGAATTATTAGTGTCATCGATTTTAAATACCAGATCACTATTTAAACTTATGGTTAATCCAAAATTCTTATGCTTGAAATAGTTATTAAAAGGATTGAGAACTAGGGTGTTACCACTAGTTGAATTTACAGTAAAATTGTATCCATTCTCTTCCGGCAATGAATACCCCTGAACTGAGTTATTTAGAACTAATCTATTAGGAGTAGATCTGTCAACGTTTATTCCGCTTCCACTCTTAATTAAATCAAGATCATAGGAAAGCTTAATATTAGTAGTTCCGTTCAAGATGTTTTGGATCATTGAGTAATTTCTCTCAATTAATCCTAAAATGTCCTGAGTATTTTTAAACAGAGATTGATTTGCCACCATAGCATCTTCCAGAGCTTTAATTCTTGCAGAAAGAGAGGTGTTGTCGTCCATAGTGACAACCAAATCTTCTAAGGTTGTAACTCTGGTATTCATCGAAATGATCTCAGTTGTTTGATCATTTAGAGCTTTAGATGCATCTTGTAAAACATTTACAGCATCCATGAACATAGAAAGAGAGAATGAAGAATAATCATTCACTGCTAATTCTACACCCGTGTTGTCCACATCGGTATCGAATTTGATATTGATTTTAAGGCCATAAGAATTACCATTTAATTTGGTAATTGCATCTGGCTTATATTTTTTGAAAGTAGGAATTCTACCAGCAGAATTAGAAATAGGTTCTATATCCTCCAAAAATAAAATACCATAAAGATTAGTTTCAGAATCTGCAGGATTATTAGGATCGTATACATCATAATAAATTAATACCGCATTGAAATCAAAAGATGAAGAATCTGTTGTGGAGTTAAATTCCTCTATGGTCGATATAGAAGGACTATCAACAATTGGTTTATAATTATCAGGATTGAAATCTAGTTGAATACCATCTAAATTTGATCTTCTATAAATAATTTGATACGTTCCATTTTTTAAATACTTAGTAATTCTATTAGTATCAGAATCAAAAAATGTTGATTCTGTATAATATGAATTTGCGGTGTTTCTTGGATAGTACCATTGATTAGTAAAAGTTGCACCAGTTGCTGATGTTCCTGTTATTCCTGGTTGTCCTAAAACATCCTGATCGTAAATAGCAAATGTTGGAAGGGTATTAGGACCGTAATTTCCGTCATTGTGACTTCTTCCTTGAAGATATTCCGTATCTAAAGGATCGGTTGGCTTATGTGTTAGTATTTGTCCAGGATAGTAGTTCTGGTCTGATGTTGTTTTAAACATTACTAGAGGGGTGTGACCGTCCTCTGTTGGAACGTGAATATAAACCTCAGAGTATGAGTTATTTTTATGCTGTACGGAGTTTACGATATCGCATTCACCAACATATTTAACAACTCTAGAGTATCTTGGTTTAACAGACCCGTTCCCTATAGAATAATCATCCTCTTCTACCCATCTTTTATCAGAAAAAGGAAATCCACCTGATAAACCCGTAGCGCTCTGATTTAATCCCGGAATTACCTCATTGGAGTTAGCTGGTCTAAATCTAACTGCTCCTAGTTCTTTAAGCCACTTCCAAAATACTCTTTCGGAAACGTTCCTCTTTAACGTTGGATTATAGTCATCATCAGATAGTATTCTTGACTCCAGATTGAGACAATAGTTCTGAAAAGAAACTTCCAAATTGGGACTGAGATTGTTTGGATCTACTAGATCAAAACTTCCCTCGGCAACATCCAAGAAAGAAGAATCTACCGTGTCAAATTGAATGGAATTCTCTCCATATAGAGGCTCCTTAAATTCAGGTATGTTTAATAAGACATACTTGGAGAATCTAAACTTATTAACCGTGTTGTTAAAAGTAAGGGCAAGATCTTCCGCTGCAGAGCTGAATGTGTAAAATGTTCCGCCCTGTGTCTGAAGAGGTCTAATAAATGGAGTTTTTGCCATCCAGCTTTATAATTTATTTTTAACTTAGATCATCAGCGCTAAGTCCAGAAGTTGATATTACTACCCAAGAACCATTCTGGGTTGCCGCTCCTTTTCCAATTCTATTTTCCCATTGTAGGGTAATAGAAGCTTTATAAGGTAAACTAGCCGGAATAGTAACCTCTGCTGGGAATCTACCAGCATTTGTGTCAGTGTTGAACCCTGTGTAATAATTGCCTGTAAAAGGTGTTTTTACTCCGGTTCCTATTAATCCAGCATAAAGACCAGTATTTACTATTGTAAGTCTTAAACCCTGCGGAAGTGAAGCTAATTGGGAAGCTGAAGCTGTTCCTCCGTCCCCTGTAGCAACTCTAAAATAGAATCCTGTTTGGTTGCTGGAATCTCCTGTCGCTCCACTAACATAACTACAGTTTGCAAATACCACACTCTCGTCATATGTTAAAACATAAGGAACACTATATGTTCCAGTTAATCCTCCCCCGCCGTTACCGGGAGAAAGGAAAGCATTTGTAGCTCCGGATGCACCAGCTGCGTTCTTATCAATATAAGATCCAGTTGGTCCGATTATAACAGATCCATTGAATGTAACGTCTCCATCAAATCTAGCAGTGGACCCAAAAACTGCTGCTCCTGATGCATTAATTTGATTGAAAGTTCCTGTTCCTGCAACTGAAATTTGTCCGGATGAAACGATCCCAGAAAATGAAGCATTTCCTGCGCTAGCGCCAGTTCCATAGATGCTAACAGTAGCAGTTCCAGAAGCTGGAAAAGTTGCCTGATTAGCAAAAAAAGTTTTGGCTTTTAGTTGTCCACTGGTGGCCTGAGAAATATCCATGGATCCAGTTACCACATTAATATTGAATGTGTTTTCTAGATCATTTATTTCATTCTCAACCAGTAGGAAATTTGAATTAATGGTAAGTCTCGAGGCTGCGATCGAGTCCGTGCCTAATATCTCCTGAATAGTAATCATTTGTTATTTTTTATTCTGAATATATATATCATACAAGACCGAACGAAGAAATAAATCTTGCATGCTTAGATCATACGGTAAAAAATTCTTAAGTTTCTCTCAAATTAATCCCAATTTTTATGGAAAAAACAGTAAAGGAATCTCCTTTCAAGGGAAAAGTGAAGGGCCCTATTAAGTTTAAACTACAACTTAACGAGGAACAAAAAGAAGCCAAATCTATAATTTTAGAAAATCCGGTAACAGTTATTAGGGGAATGGCAGGTTCAGGCAAGACTCTACTGGCCTGTCAAATTGCTTTGGACCTTCTTTTTAACAGAGAAGTTGAAAAGGTAATCATTACAAGACCTACAGTAGCTAAGGAGGATATAGGATTTCTTCCCGGCGACCTGAAGGAGAAAATGGATCCCTGGTTAGCTCCAATTTATTCAAATTTATATCTTCTATATGACAAGGAAAAAATAGATAAGATGGTGGCTGACGAGGTAATCGAAATTCTTCCTTTCCCTTTTATGAGGGGAAGAACATTCTTACATGCATGTGTTATTGTTGACGAAGCTCAGAACGTAACTAATTCACAGATGGAAATGGTTTTAGGAAGACTTGGAATAGCCTCTAAAATTATGATCTGTGGTGATATCTCCCAAATAGATTTAAAAATTAAAAAGGACTCAGGATTAGATTTCTTAAACACTGTGTCCTCCAGAGTAGATGGCGTAAAGGTTATTTCTCTCAAGAAAAATCACAGACATCCTATCGTTCCAGAAATTCTTGGGGTTTATACAGAGTACAGGGACAGATAATTAAATTATTTGTGGTCTAGTTACCTTTTCATAAATAGCTCTCTTTCTGAAGATGTCGCTGTTTACCAGATCCACGATTTCACCAGGAGGAGGATTTTTATGATCTATAACCCTAATGTATCCTTTCTTATTGTGGATATAAACGTTTCCATTGGAATCTTCTATCTTAGCATGTAGAGTATAGAAACCTGGTTGATTAAATGTCCAGATGAAAGCATGCGTGTCTTTCACCTCTATAAGATTTTCGTTATCGTCATCGTTTATTAAGGTATAGACTATATTTTTCTGCCCAGGGATTAAAGAATCTATTGGATTGAAAATAACTGTTGTTCCTATAGGAACTTCAAATTCTTTATTTGAAATTTTTCTATCTCCTGCTGTCCAAGATCCAGATCCAAACCAAGAATATACTCCACCTATTTTCTTTCCTGTTCTATATTTCAGATTTGTAATTTTTCCTATAAAAGCATCTTCCCCTCCACTTGGTGATGTAATCCAGTTTGAGAACTGGGATTCTCCCGAGACATATCCAGTTAAATAGATATTATCTTCCTTATCCAATGAAAGTGATATACCTTCGTCCCTGTTTATACCTCCAGCATCAACTATATCAAGTAGGGTTCCGTGGTGATCATATTTAAATAAAATAATATCGCTGTCTCCCTCGGGAGAAGGATAATATATCGGTGATGAAAATTCGGGTGATACTATTAGCGGACCATCATAGGATCCCAGTATATAAATATTACCATCAGAATCTATTTCCACGTCTTGACAATAATCAGCATATATAGATCCTACTGATTTCGCCCAAAGATTTCTGTGTCCGTTAAACTTCATGATTGCTATATCTTTATTCCCGTTGGAAGATATAACCTTACCATCAACTTCTAAGAATCCTGAAAATGTAGCGCCTAAAGCAATTTCTCCATTTCCAGAAACTTTAATTCTTGGGAAAACATGATAACTAGAATGTCCAACGTTTTTGTACGATCTAGTCCATCCCAAATTAAAATCATAGCTAATAAATTTAGAAAGAATTAAATTTTGTGCGGATCCAATTCTAGAACTATATGAAAGATAAAGATCCTCATAATCCTTTCCTATTACGATAGAAGGATTTTCTTCTGTTCCTCCACTATTAGCTTTATACAGCCATTTAACATTTCCATCTCCTTCTATTCTAGCTATGAAAACTTCAGGATCCAATCCTGCACTAGTTATTGAAAAAGATCCAGAGGATAGCGTTCCACTAAAAGTTCCAGCAACATAAACGTTTCCTACTAAATCTATTGCAAGATCTTTTATTAAATCTCTAGCAGTATCACTGGAAGGAGAAAATAAATTGGTTCCGCTTACAAAAACTGCATTCCAATTCCACTTTAAATAAATGTTTGTCGGAAGCTCTGAAGTTGTGTTGTTTCTATTTTTTTCTCTATATCCAACAACAATAACATTTCCCATTCTATCAACCTTGATCCCAGTTGGAGTAAAATCATAATCTGCAAATCCACTAAAGCTTCCGTCTCCGTATTTTCTTGCCCATTGAACAACACCAAATTGATTGTACTTAGCAACAAATATAGATTTACAGCTATTAGATATAAGTGTAGTATTTGCAACTATTGGCAAATTATTTTTAGATCCAAAGCTGATTGTTCCACTAAAAAATCCAGTAACATAAATATAACCATCCTCATCAACATGGGTTCTTATTCCTCTGTCGTCTTGCGTGTCTCCTATTTTAATAACCCATTCAAATCTATCCAGGAGGTTTCCAATATCTCTAGCAGAGCTTCTAATTACATTACTGTTTCTCCAGTATGATTCTTTCAATGCAGCTCCTGAAGAAATATCTCTCAGCGGAGCGTCCAAGAATAAATCATCTATATCAATTCCAGGATGTGAATTTGTTACGTCTTTAAAATCATAATTAATCCAGCTAGGAATTTTCCACGACTTACTATCGACATAAGGGAGTTGAGGTTCCTTACCGATATTTATAGAAGCAGTGTATAAAGGACCAACAATAAAGTTGAAGTTAATTTCAGTTTCTCCAATTCCCTTTTCTCTCACATAGATAGGATCAGGAACTGGTCTATATGAAAGGTGATAAATGAAATCCCATCCTGAAATTCCTGGTGTTTTAGCAGAAGCATGAATGTAAGGAATGACAAATGAGATTTTTCTTACGTAAATGTTTTGAGGATTTGGATAGGATCCAACACTTGGTTGATCCCAATAGTTAACATTAACATAGGGAGTACCGATTCTTGGTTCGTCCCCTAAATAGAACAGATCCCCAACATTCCTAGTGAAATTTCCATCAATATATTTGACATTATTCCTAAAGAAATAAATATCCTCGTAATCATAATCTAAATTATAGCTAGGCCCAAACGTATCTACTGTTCCTGGATCGTCCGTATAAACAACAAAGCTTATACCATTAAAGTAAACTAACTCATATATCTCTGTTCCGGTTTGTACTATAAAGAATATTCTTCCGCTTCCTAAACTAACTATGTTTCTGCTTTTTCCTAAAGGTAATTCAGGATTGGTAGTAGGTGTCCAACATCCCCATCTTATATTATCATAATAGCAAATTCCACTAGAGCTTCCTATCCATTTTCCACCAACCTCGTCTATTTCTAAAGAATAAAGATCATTAGCATGTAATCCGCTGTTAGTGGTATCTAAACTATCAATTTTTATTCCATTGTAAGTTTTTAAACCATTGTTAGTAACCATCCAAAGTTTAGACTTCTTACCAATATATTCATATTTTAGCTGTCTAATACTATAAAGAGTGGTATCAATTATTCCAATACTTTCTTGAGGAATCAATTCCCAGTATCCTAATGTTGTTTCTGGGTTTTGTGAAACGTTGCTACCTTGCAAAGATTTATAAGATAATCCATTCTTACTAACTATACTTCCTATATCATATGTTTTCATGCTAGTCCAAGCTGGACCAAGTGTAGAAAGAATGTTGAATTCTTTAGAAGAAGCATTGAATTCTATAAGTCTATAAACATCCTCGTAAACTCCAACTGTATATCCTTGTCTGTATTTAACATACATGACAAAGTTTTCAGTTAAATTATCAACATCCAAACAAATAATTTGGAATTGTGAATCGGGAACGGGTGCTAAATAATTAAGATCTGGTCTAGAAAAACCAGAAATTGCAACAGAGCTAACTAATATGGTTCCTTCTGGGTTTTGTCTATGATAAACAACAAGTGGTATAGAGCATCTTTCCCCGTAGCACCACCAATTTCCATATTCATCTGGTAACACCTTTCTTGGAACAGATCCGGGATATTCGGTTCCTATATAATAGTAATCTATGTCAGTGGGTGACTTCATTACTTTAACAGAGATAACACCCCCCATTATAATATCGCCATTCCTGTCTTGCTTTATAGATAGAGGAGCACCCATTGCAGGAGATCCTACTTGTAAATCGTAAGATGATGTTTCCTCTTTATATGGTCTGGATATGCAGGTAAGTCCAGGAGATATAACGTCCCCAGTATTCTTAAAATATTCCGGAAGTTTTGAAAACCCTCTAACCTCATAATAGAATCTTGAAATGTTAGGGTCAGTTGAAGCATTTAATTGATCAGCAGCTTCTCTTAAATCTAGATAGTTAGGGCTTGCATCAGGAGAGGAGACATTTCCTAAAATTATACCTCTAGAATTTTGGCTCACCCTCACTTTGTCCCCACTTTGTAAATTGTAAAGGGAGAATCCACCCAACCAATCATTATGAAAATCATACATACCCCAAGTTTGGGAATATAAATTGTTCCAAGAAAGTGCGTCGAACGAATCCCAATTCAGAGTCTTAGTCCCGTAATATCTGGTGTTTTCTGTCGGAAGGTCACCATCAAAGTTATAGTCAACATAATCGGAATAGGAATTTACTCCTCCGGAAAACTGTGTGGAATATGATTTTACTGCTGAGCTTCCATCATAAAGATAAAGTCCACCTGTTGTAATAAATTCTAAAGATTTACCATTGTATAATCCCCCACTTCCTATTGGGCTTTTGAAAACAACGTCCCTCCATTCCTGTACATTAGTTGTGAAAATTGCAGAAGTTGTTATGGTATCAATTCCAAAGGCAGGGTCTTTTGTGAACCCATTGAATTTACTCATTAAATTACCTAGTGTTGTATCTAATCTTCCATTAAAAGAAACGGTATGATAATCAGATCCTTGGTATTTCACCGTAATATTTCCAGATTTAACTACACTTATTAAAGAAGGAGTTACTGGATTAGCAAGTATAATCGGAAGGGTAAAACCGGTAGAGGTAACATTACTTATTAAGTATGTTCCTGATATATTTCCAGCACCAGTATTATACTCATCTATTATAGTTACTCTTTCACCGTTTGTGAAAGAATGTGGAAGATACGATGAATTTAAAGTTGCAATAGCTGGACCAGATCCAGTTCCACTATATGAACTAGTAAAGCTAGACATCGGTATTTTTTGAAGACCGAATCTAACCAAAGCAGAACCAAGTGTTTCCGGAAAGCTCTTTAAAATCTTACACCTTTGACCCTCGTTAAATTGATTTCCATATTCAGCAGGATTTAAAACAAGATTAGATGGTCTAGGCTCCTCTGGTCTTTTTTCTACCGGGAAAATCCACATGGATTCAAAATTATCCCAAGGTTGATTTGTTTGATCCCAGGTATAAACTTCCGCCTCTCTAAATCGAGAAACACTAAATAATTCAACCTCTCTTTTTTTAACTTCTAAACAGTTTTCATAGTGGGTAGAACATATGTCATTAAATCCATCCCAAACCCTACATTGAACAGAATATATCCCATCATAGGGTAACATAACAGGAAGCTTATAATAGTCCGTTATTTTACCTCTTAACTCATAATAGTAAGGTCTATCGTCTTTTTTAGTTATCTTCCATTCAACCTCATAAAATCCAGCAAATCTGAGATTATCCCAAGAATAAAATCCATCCGGATTGAATGAATAGTCATAATATGATAAATCTAGTCTGTCTTTAAAAATATTTACGATCTCAACTTTCCATTCATCAAATATTCCTTCATTCTTTGTCCAAAGAAGTTTAACATTTGCTACCCCAGTAAGAGTGCTGTATGATTGAACCTCGCAAAGAAACTGACAATCAGAATCTAAATTGGAAGTAAACTTAAGTTGAACCTTACCTGAAGTTGGATTTAATATTGATATACCCGTTTGAAGGTTAATATTAAAAAGTGTTCCAAAGATAGTAGATAAATTAAATTCAAAAGATAAATTTGAATCTATTAAAGTTTGATCATTGTATCCAGTAACATCTGTGGTAGATGCTAGAGATGTAGAATATGTTGAAATATTTCTATCAAGAGAATCCCATTGATTGTTTACTTCATCCCATGATAAATTAAAGGATGTTATCTCCATAGTGACAGGAAATCCTGCAGGAACATTGTAAATTTTTCCATCATAGAGTTTTCTGTATCCTCCGTTTTTACTATCTCCGTCACCTAGTCTATATGGTTTTATTCCTTTGGTGTTTCTTTCATCATAGAATAGCTTTATTGCATCAGCTAATCTTTTAGACTGTTTTCCTGGAAGTTTTAAGTTATCTTGCGGTATATCGACCAAATTACCGTAGGTTGAAAGATTATATGTATTAGGTTCTGTACCAACATACGGGACGTATGGTATATCAGTATTTGGTCTTATTGAAAAAGGTCTTAAATCTTCTATGTAGCCATATTCAGGAGTGAATCCTAGCTCTAAATCAATTCCTTGATCCAGTTCATCAATTTTTAGATTGTCAGTCCAAGCTCTTGTTTTATAGATACCAAAATAAACACCCTCACCGGTAATGTCAATGATTCTTGCATTTAGTGGAAGGTAATCTTTTTTTAGTTTTTCTTTTAATCCAAATAATTTAATAAGAACTTCTTCCGGAGAAAACACAAAAGCATTTTCCACAACAGGATATTCGTAGACATCCTCCTCATTTTCAACAATTCTATTAATATCATAGAATAATCCAAATAAAGCTGTTTTTTTAAAGCTAGAGGATGGAAATAATTTTTCCATCGAGGATTTCAATCCAAAGGTTCCGTCGCTTCTTTTTCCGTAAATTTCTATCTGTTTATACTTTTCAGAATTTTCGTCATCGATTATACTCGCAATTAAATTTTGCTGGCCGTTTGGTGTGCTATTCCATTTTTCTAAAAAGTCAGTATTTTGTTTAAGTGCAGAGGTTTCAGATTCAGATTTTTTAATGTTTAGCCAATATTCTTTTATTCTTAAATCTTGATATCCAAAAAACTTAATAGCATTAACGAGTCCTTTATAAGAACCTAAATATGAGTATATTTCATGCCCCTCTAATAAAAGTTCTTTTCTTTTATCGTTTAAAATTTCATAATCGGTAAAAGGTTCTTTGGGATCCGAATCTCTTAAAATGTAAGCATCTTCCGCGTTTAATCTTCTTCCAAAATTATTTAGAATTGTTTTATATCTTTCATCTTCTCCAACAGTCTCACCGTGTATTTCTATTCTTGCTACAGTTTTTGGATATCCAAGGGAAAGATCTTCTATTACTAAAGTTCTTCCAAATACTCCTTCTTCTGTGGAATTTAGGGCTATGTTAACAGAAATACTACCAGAATATATTTCTCCGGATGTTCTTAAATAATCGTTTACGGTTTCATTTGGATCATAATCTATCTTTAGGTAATTCGTGCTGATTGATTTTAAAACAGGAGCATCTAGAGTGCTATCCTCAGTAAGAATATATTGATATATGTAAGAAGAAACTTCGTTTCTTTCCTCTACAGGATACACAAAAACTGTACTATCAGTTAGGGTAACCTCACATTTTTTATTTAAGTAAATTTTATTACCTGATACCTTTGTAATTCTAGCATCTTTAGGGATTCCATCCCCTAATATCATCAAAAATTCATCGTTATCTAAAATGCTACTTATATCAGAAGCAGCTGTTATATAATCTAAACCCTTGGTTATATTTGCTTTAAATGGATCAAAAGCGTCAAAATCTAAAACGTTTCTGGTTGTTTCAAAACTAACTCTCCAAAGATTGAAAAACAAGGGAGATAAATCTTCGGAGTAAATAGCTGCATTTTCAAGTTCTATTGTTTTATCTTCGATATTAACTGCTGTTACCAAATTACCATTCGGAAACTGTTGACAGAAGATTTTAGAACCTATAAAATCTAAAACCGGCTGATTATTTACTATTACCTTTTTAGATCCAGATTTAAAAGATCCATAAATTCCAGAAGCAGAAGTTGAACTTAAGTTAGGAGTAATGTGTGGATATCCGTAAGCAGTGTTACCGTTTAAATCTTCAAATTTTTCAACAATAAAAAGATGCTCTATCTCAAAAAGATCCACAGAAACTTGTGGGAGCATGATTCTAGTTTCCCAGAATTCACCATTCCATACAAAATTAGATTGATGTCCTGTTTTATTGAAGAATAAAAGATTTTTGTAATTCATTACCTAACGTACTTATTATTTTTAGGAACTCTATAGTTAACAAAATTTCTAATTCCTTTAGTAGTCTCTATTAATCTATGAATTACTCTCTCTATCGAAGACATTATACTTTTTCTATTTTTGTCTCCACCTAAAGTTATGGAAGACATAGTTTTTTCAAAGATCTGTCCCTCATAATTGAATCCAACATTTGATCTGTTGTCTCTTGTTGAGTTTATATAATCGTAATAGCTTTTTCTCTCCGTATTAAACATTTTAAGAGTTATTATTTCTTATGAATTGCTTGTTCTTCATATTTACCTCAGTGTTATAGGTAACGGGAACTGTTTTTCTAATATCTATATTAATGGAAGAAAGCTTGTTTAAATCTGCTCCCTTATCATAGAATAAACCCGCTCTATCCGACCAACCCCCCGTAAGTATTACTATTTCATCCTTATCGAAAAGGATGTCACCGAAATCGTCTAATCCCAAAACTATTTTTTTCTTAGGATCTGTATCAGGTAGTGATTCAACTCCCTTAGCATATATTTCATTTTTTTCAGAGACGAAAAATAAGGTAACAGAATCAACCCCGGAAACGGATTCAACTATAGAAATTAAGTCAGATCTTGGAATTTTATCTCTTCTTCGTATACTAATAAAGTAATCGCTAATAGAATCAATGATTTGCCCTTTTATAGTATCAGGATCATATCCTTCAAAAACAGTTATGAGTATATTTAAAACATACCTTGAAATTTTAGGATCTAGTATTTTTACCTCTGTGGTAACAATTTTTTGCCCGCTGTCTTCAATTGCTTGCAAAAGCCTTGTCTTTTGAAATTCTGTTAATTTAAATTCAGTTTCTGCAATATCAAAATATGTTTCGTTGGTTTTTAATTTTTGAGTTATATCAGGTACTAAAAGAACATAGATAATATTATCATCATCTAAATATTGATCATCAAAAGTCGAAAAAGCTTCTATAATAGAAAATATTCCAAATTTTTCAAAATATGTTATGTAATTATCAGGATTGGCAAGTACAAAAGATCTTGAAGTTTTTGGAGCAAGAATTCTTGTGAGTTCTATAGACTCCTTATCTGTTCCTAGCTGAGGAGAAACTGTGCAATTTATTTTAAGATATTCCTGAAGGGAAACAGAATTACCAAAAGCGTCTGTTCCATCATCGCTAAACTCAAATACAATTTTTCCTGGCTCTAAAGAACTGATATTTCCCCCAGCACCTAAGGTCTCCAGATACTGTACTTGAATGGTAGAACCTACAGGAGGAATCTTTCCAAAATTTTTATTGCCAAAAATAACGTCAATCCCACTGCTTATTCCAGTTTTAACTAAAACACCCTCCGAATTAAAAGGAATATCATATAATGAATCATAAACCTTCCATTCATCACTATCTACAAAAACTTTAACTTCAAAGTTGTCTATAGCTGAAGTAATTCTATCCGATACGTTATAACTTTGTAAAGGTCTTCCATTTCCGGTAAATGAAGATGTTTTGATACTTCCCTCCAGAATTTCGCAAGAAACCTTAGAAGACGAATTTAAATTGATTCTAGTATATTCCTGAGGAAAATTTAAAACGTAAGAAACCCCGCCGTTAGAAAATTTAATTTGAGCATATCTAGGAATTAATATTGCTCCCCCACCCACTGTTGTAGCATCCGTTCCATTCCATATAATTTCCACTTGTCCTCTTGCAGCAGTGCTTCTAGTAGCATTGTGACCTGCTAAAGCTGCAAGACCATATATTGAGCTTTCCCTACTAGCCTTTCTGATGTCTAGCTCAGTAATAGAATCCTCAATAAAATAAAGAATTAGCTGAGAAAGATTCTGAAGAACAAATAATATCTGCCCCCATGCAGAAGCTACTGTAAATAGTTGATTGGCTTGATTATATCTTTTCTGGATGATCTCAAGTGTGTCTTGTAGAAGATCCTGAATTTTAGCCCGATTTTTTTTGAATAAATCCATTTTAAATTACCTTTATTCCCAATACAGGATTACCCTTGATAGCAAATTCGATTACGCAGCTATCTCTAGTATCACCCCTGAAAAAGCCCACCTGAAAATCAATTTTAAGTATTCCCCTAGCGAAAGGACAGTAGGTATAAAGCTGCAAGCTTATAGCTTCCTCTAATTCTTGCTGGTTAACTTCAAAATCGAAAATCAAAGATTCTAGATCTATACCAAAGAAAGGGTCTCCTAAAACAGATCCAGGTTTAGTCAACATGATCTGTTTTATCATCCCTATAGAGGATTCCACAATATCATCAGTCTCTAGTTTGTCTGGGACGTATAGTGGATCATCAGGATTCCTAGGGTATATGTCAGTAATCTTTATCATTATCTCCCTTATATATTTATAAAATATAAGCAGAAGATAATTTTGGGATTAATTCCACTGTAAGAAATAGCTTGGGGTGTTTTCTGATTTAATCATATCCATTACCTCGGTCTTTTCTGCGGTGCCCTGAGCTGAAATAGCACTAGCGTTTATGGTAACACCACCAGGTAATTGATATCCAAACGTTCCTAAAAGCCTTCCTATGTTAATTTTAGCCTCTGCCAGGCAATACCTAACAAAAAGCTCATCAGAATATAAGTTTTCTTCAGGAATGGCAATACATGCCTTAATTCCTACATCCTTACCGCCTAGAGCTAGACCTGTGCTGGATGTTCGACTAGGATCGCGTCCTAGGATGGTTAGCTTCTTCGTATTCTTGTTATAATTGAAAGCATAGGTTTCTAATAGGTATGCTTTCGCAAGGTCAAAAAATGAGTATAAAACTGTTCTATAGACAAGGTTGTCACCTATGAAAGGACTTAACATAAGCTCAGATCCAAGAAGCTTAGAATCACCAAAATCTCTATCCGGGGTTCCAACTATTCCAGATCCCCCAACCTCTCTAACATCATATACACTTATCACACATTCGGGAAGTTGAACTTGTCTTGTTGCTCTAAAAGTAGGGTGTGAAAATAGCTCCTTACCTAGGATAAAAATACGATCCTCGATAGCATATTGATAGTTATCATAAAAATATGCCTTAGCTCTTTTTATAATTCTCTTAATTTCTCCGTCATTCAGAGCATAAGGTAAAGCACAAGAGTGAGAGATATCATCTTTTATTTCTTGCACTAATTGATCTTCCGTAGTATTAGCCATTATTGATCGTTATTTTTATACAATCTATTTATCGAAATAGAAGGAAGAGAATTATTCATATCATTAAAATCCTCACTTGGACCAACTTGTCCTTCAACGTTACGGTCAGGGAATACAACATTTTTTAAGAATTTTTCTCCCTTTCCTTTTCCTTTACTCTTACCGTCAGCATCATTATTTATGATTTCGGTAGAAGAAGAAATTTGAGCAAGAGAAGTGATATATCCGGATCTAATTATACCTCCGGTGATTTCACAGCTTATTTCTTTATCCTTAGCATCTATGTAAGAATTATTAACGGTGTTTCCTAGACCTAAATCACAATCCAGAATCTTAGAATCTTCTATCTCGTTATTCATTACTAAATCTGTGTCCTCTATCTGGCAATTTTTAAATTTGCATCCAAATGCTCTACATTTAGCAATATTTCCTTCGATCTCACATTCTACAAGATCTAAATTCTTAATTATATTAGCTCTTGTGGTTTTTCCGTCTTTTAATTGATATCTTGATATTTGTGTGTCATAATTTAAAAAACCAGAAGTAATCTCATTTTCCACTATTAAATTATAAAGAATGTCTCTAATATCGTGAAAATATGTTTTAATAATTTGTAAATCCTCTCTTAAATCAACAGTTACATGTAGATCTGGATAATTTCTAACAAATGTCTCCGGATCGATAAAGCTCTCTGTTTCCTTATATAGTTTAGAAATAAGTGAACTTAAATCTGATGTTTCTTTTTGATTTAAAGTATCGTTTTGTAAAAGTGTTTTAAATGTGTGATTTATAGTGTGATCTATAATTTCTTTTATCTCCGTGTATTTCTTTTGGTAGTCTGTTCCACCCATATATCTTACCTCAATGTAACCCTCCTCTAATTTGGTTAAATTAATTCCCATATTTTTCTCGGTGTACACGACGTAAGAATTTCTATCTGCAATAGTTCCGTCATATTTTCTAATAAACTTATTAGCAGGAATTATTCTTTTTATAGATTTAGCATAAAGTGATCCTCTTCTTTCGGGAAATCTGTTCCACACATACTCCTCGTCATATCCCAGAACGAATTTTAAAGCATTTAGATTTCTAAGATCTATTAGTTCAGGGTATTTAAGTCTATCAAAACTTAATCCAAATTGTAAGGCGCATTTGTCATTCGTATATCCGTTTTCGTCTATCCATTTAAGGATTCTAATTAAAACTGGAATTGCCTCAAAATAATCCATTGGGCCAGTAATTAGCTCTACCATTTTGGTACCGCCGGAAAAATCTGGCTCTAGCTTAAAAACATCCCTAGTTGGCTTAAATCTGGAGTGGTATCTCTTGAAAAGCTTAATTTCTTTTCCAATTTCGTTGCCTATTCTTTCCACCATCTCCGAACGCGAAAAATTGGACATGAACTCAAATTCAAATCCAATTTTTGCTGCGTAAAAGAAATTTTGATCAAGTATTCTCAATTTTCTGTTTTAGATATAATTTAGAACTTTGTAGCTCAACATCTAAAACAGTACAGAGAATTTCGGAACCGACTTCGTACTCTTTAGGTGGCTTTGCTAAATTGTCCTTTTCCACCAGTCCCGGGATCCCATTTTCGAGTTTTACAAAAACCCCAAAATTCTTGATCTTAGAGACGGTTCCTCTATATATTTTATTTTCTTTATCTTCTGATAAAGATATGTCCCTTAATTCCTGAAGTTCCCTATCTTTACCCTCAGGTGGGTTTAATTTTAAAACTATTCTGTTTGGATTTCTAAAATCTGAGACATAGAACGAAACTGAACTTCCTGGATCCATATTCATTTTTAGACCGGCAGACTCAAATTCTTCTGCTGGAATTAGGCCAGTGTAGTATTCGTCCCATTCAACAAAAACACCTGCAGGAGAAGTCCCAGTAACGGTTCCACTATATTGCTGTGTTATTGAAAGATTCTCTACTTTTTGATCTATGATGTGCTTCAGATACTTTTTGAAAGAAACTACAAAAATGTCCCTTCTTTCATCGTATGTCTCAACCATCACATTAATGGTTTTTCCTACAAAAGACTGGAAATCGATGATTCTATTTGCAGCTGCAAGAGATCCAGGTAAGAAACACTTGATTCCTGAAAGATTAACCATAAATCCTCCAGGACATGTCGATTCAATTCTTACAGTATATGCACTCTTCTCGTCTTTAATAGATTTAGAAAGTTCATTCTTAAGAGAATTTTCATATCCTGCAGCAAGAGATCCATTATAAATCCCACTGCGATCTTTAAACACCACAACATCAATTTCGGTTCCTTCCATAATAGCCATAGGGGGATAGCCTAATCTTCTGATTGCTTTCTCTTCCTTAAGAATATCAATGGAAACTGATTGCCCATTTACGGATTCACCAATTGCGCTGTTTTCTCGGATACGTGTTATCTTTACTCTTAAAACCTGATTTTCTTCAAGTTCTTTTGATGTGAATGGAATTGATTTTTGTGTGAAATTTGAATTGAAATGACCTTCATACAAAGCATCCATTATTGCTCTTTCCTCTGGAGAATATTCCTCTCTAGTATAGGTTCTTTTCTTAGCCATTAGTTGTTTTTTAAAAGATGAATTAATTTATGGATATTTTAGTCCCAAACCCCAGATAGATTTCAGAATCTGGCAAGGGATAAAATAATTTTCCTGCTCCAACAAAGAATTTAAATCCTCCCGAGATGTCAACAGCAGATCTTAAAAATTCATCCATGAAAACCACATAAAAAGGGTTCTTTAAATTCATTCTATCCCAACGAGGAATATCTTCATTATTCCAAAGAGGATTTAGAATATTAATGATATTTCTCCCTAATACAACTACTACTGGCCAAGGAACTTTTGAAAATATTGCATCCTGTATATCCAAATATTTTTGAAGAAATTCTCCGGGAATTGGAATTCTTGGTGGGGTTTTAAATTTACTCCAAAGCTGCGTGAATGCTATATCAGATATAGGATGCGTCGGTAAAAAATTCATTGTGAATTCTATGTAATCCTGGTTTCTTGCAGGAATGGGTATTTTTGGAATAGCATCCAAGGCTGGTATTTTTGCTGTCTTGGTAAAATTCTTAATAATATTATCAGACATAGTCTTAATGTCGTTATCAGATAGAGTCTCAAAATTTTCAAGTACCCCTGGTAATAATTTGGTAATCATTTCCGCGTTTACTGCAGACATTGCATTATCAACCAGAAATTTACTAATTACCTTCCCGGGAATAATTATTGGAGGAATTCCCCCTGGGCCAATTGGGGATATTGGGGATGCGCTCTTTTTAGGAGGAATAGGGGGAAGATTTAAAGAAGATGATAGATTAGTAAAGGATTTCAGCATAGCTTTCATACTTGCAGGATCCGGAATAGAAAAATTTTTAAGATCCACAGGAAACTTTGCTAGTGAAGTATTAATCACATTTTTAATAATCATTTTAAGATCTCTTTGCCTTATAATTTTATTATCTGCAATAGAAAGATTACTAACTAGCGAGGTTAACTGATCTGTATTTAATTTTATGTTACTAGTGGCAAAACTTTTTAGCTGAGAAATTATTGGATTTGGTATTTCTTCTATCCCAGACGGTAGAGGTACTCCAGCACCCATGATTCTAGGAGCTGGGGTTATTTTAGCTTTAAAGGAAAGAAGCTTCTTGCTACTCAAAGGTGAATCCTCTCCCTCGAAAACCTCGGTTGCACTTTTCTTAACCAGATCTTCTAATTTTTTTATATCTTCAGGGAAATTAGAAAGGTCCTTTAACTTATTATTAAACTTAGCAACTATTTTAGAATTATTAGGAAGATTTTTATTTAAATCATCCAATTCCTTGGGCGTTGGAATTTTTACAGAATCAACTCCTCTTAGAATTCTTGATAAAAGATTAATTTTCGGAATCTTATCTGGTATAATTCCCAGCTTTCTTTTCGCGTTTAAATCTCTTAAAGCTTTTATAGGTTGGGGTAAATCAACCAACAGATTTTTGGATTTTTTAGGAAATTGGATATCCGGAATATCTACTGCCCCCGTTAAATATTCTTTCATAATATCCTTTATGACTTCTATTTTTTCTCCGTCTATAGATTTTAAAAAGTTCTCAATCTCTTCTTTCTCTTTTTTAATATCACCCCCCTTTAAAGCCATTTTTCTTTTCTTTTCTAAAATTTTAGCCTGGGCTTCCTCTTTCTTTTTTGTGATTTTATCTTGGACTTTTTGAATTTTCTCCATATTTATAGGCTTGCTGTAATTAGCAAGTCTTTTTTCCAGATTAGAAATAACCTCACCAAAAAGTCTTTTAGGATCGTCAACATCATCTTTCCCTAGATTTGGAAAGGGAAAAAGAAAATTGGGAATCCCTCTCGAAAGCATTTTTTTGTAGTTTTCAAGAGGATCGCTAGCAACAGGATCAGATTTTCTAGGGATGAATCTAAATCCTCTGAGTCCCAAAAGAAACATACTATTTCCCGTTAAAAAATCGTGGAAGAAAACTAAGGGGCTTGGCATAAATCCCCCAATGAAAGGAATGAATATAACTATCACACCAATACCTATTGGAATAACAACAGGATCCACCTTGTTCCACACCATAGGCATAGGAATTCTAATAAAAGGTAAACCATCTAAAGGATTTACTATAGGTGGGGGCAGTGGTATAAAAGACGGGGGTAAATATCCAACCGGCCAATATTTTAATCCAAGATCAGGAAGGAATGCCGCAGGGTTCTCTATAGGGGGAAGTCCAGCGGGTAGGGGAAGTAAGCCAACCTTATTTAGGTTCTTGCAAAATTCTTTCCAGTAACATTTAGTAAAAAGATTAGGACAATCAGGGGATCTGTGAGATGCACACGTGTCTTTCAATTTAATACTTTGCCCGGCAGGACCGCAACATTCAGTTGGGCACTTTTCCTCCTTCTTATTAACACAACTTATAGAATTAGCTTTATTGGCAAGTCCTTCTGGAGAATTTTCTTGGTCCAATACAGTTATTCTTTCCGCTATGAACATTAAAGAATTTTCGATGGCAGCAACCCTAGATTTAATTCCATCTGCAGCTTCTTTGAGAAGATCACTATTTTTCTTCACGGAAGAAACACTAATTGTAAAATAATAATCCGCTAACTTTTCAGCTAATGCATCAGAGATCTTTTTTAAATCTAATATCTTAGATTCTATTATTTTCTTCTTGTCATTGTATTTTTGATCCCACTTTGTTTTGAAATCCTGCCAAAACTCTTCAAACTCTTTATTTGGATTACCCTCTTTATCAGTTTTTGCAGGCTTTATGTCCGCAGATTTTCTAGCATCGTTATCTCCCCTTTCTTGTGCAGTAAAAAATATCCAAGGGCTGGCTGATCCCTCTATTAAATTTGAAAATAAAAAGCCATGATCAGATTCTATAGATTTAATAATCTGTTCTTTGCTTTTATTTGAGTTTTCTATATCACTAACAAAACTGTAATAGTCTGTTTTATTTTTAGGATTTTCGTCTTTAAATTTCAAAAATGATTCAAAGTTCTTAAAGAAAGAAGCATTTTGTCCACCGAGTAATCCCCCTTTACCATATTCCATCCCTATCTGAAGTTTAGAAGTATCAACTTTCTGATAGTCTTGGCTCAGTAAATCATTATTAACTTCCATCTTTACCCTTTCATAAGGTATGCTTTTTCCTAATCCGTGGGGAAAATCTATACCAAATGATATACCAATATACTTGCTCCCGGGGAGTGTTATTTTTTTGGTGGAATGAAATCTGGAAGAAAATTGATTTAATTTTTTTATGTATTCATCTGCTCCTGTTCCTAGAACTAAGTTTAATACTAACTTTAAAGGATCTCCTTTTTTCCCTGCTTTACTTTTCTTTTCAAATTGAGAATATAGCTCATCATAGTAATTTTGAACTATCTTATAATAAAATAAAACTTCTTCTAGCTCCTTTTCTGCTTTTTGTAGTCTAGACTTCTCCTCATTCTTTTCTCTAACTTCATTGAATATGGATTTAGTTTGTTTTAAACAGGAATTAATCGTGTCGGAAATGTCTTCTATATCGGGTTCGGGATCAACAGGTATTTCTGGAGCGGGAATTTCAGGCTCGCATATTTCTTTTAAAAACTGGGTTAAGTCATTTTTTGTAAAAAGAGATTCTCCAGTTTCAGTATTAATAGGAATTTCAGGCTCACAAAAAACCTCATCCGCTATTTCAAAAACATTATTGTATTCTTCTTTTTCATCATTTAACAGATTCTCTAATTTTTTTAATAGATCTTCCTCGTTTATATAGGTTCCTTTTTTCTCACAATTTTTTACCTTCTTAGACTTTATCCTGTCTTTTAATCTTTGAAGTATTTTAGAAAGGTTAACCTTTGGAGGGGCTATATGAAAAAATAATGGCTTACCTTTATATGTTATAATATTAAGTGGAAAATTAAAACCTAGAATTTTAAAA